GATTCGTCGTCGAACTTTGTGGACGCGGCCATGGAATCGGCCATGCCGTCGAGTTGAGTCTTGGTGAGCCCGGCGGCGTAGCCCGTGGCGTTCAGGGCTGCGGTGAGTTTTGCGCTGGCCTGTTCGGCCTCCATAGCGCTGCTGATGGCGTGTTTCCACCCTGCAACCACGGCGGCCCCGATCATGGCCCCGTAGGCTTTTCCAAGCAGGGAGGTAGCTTTTTCCGCCTTGGTCCCGGATTCGGTCAGATCGTCAAGCGCAGTCTTCCCGTCCTTGACCTGCCGCGAGTCAACCCCCAGGACTAGATTTGCTACGTCGGTCATACATCGCCCTGTCTAATGCCCGGATGGCTTGGAGTTCCCAAGGCTCCAGGCGGTTGCCTGTCATGTGCTGCCAGTCGAGAATCTCTCGATAGCGCAGCCGCTTGTTTTCGTCCCTGAATTCCGAATGGAGTTCGAGGAACCAATCCCACACATGAACGGCTAACTCAGGACACTCGACACGATCGTAAAGCTTCTTCCCTGTCTGCCGCTCCAAACTGTCGTAGTGAACGCGCAGCGGTTGACCATCGTCCTGCGGCTCACTCAAATCAAACTCAGACCGGGCGAACGTGAGCAGTTGCTCGGTCAGGGTGCCAAAAAATTGGCAAGATCAGCAAGCCCTTCATCGAATTGATCGCGCATCCAAATCAGCCGCGTGTAGAGCAATTTCGCATTTTCAGGTGTGCAATCAAGTTCCTTCTTCTCGAATGTGATGGTGTTTCTGTACGTTTTCCCGTCATCATTTTTCGAGCGCCATGATATCGTTACGGCAACCAGCGACATGATGTTGCTAACCTCGGCTTCTTCTGGCGTGCTTACAGCTCCGCGCCGCTTGATGCGAGCGTTCACGGACTTATGCACCTCTGCCCGCCACGCAGCAGAATCCTTTCCCTTCCCGGAAATATAAATTCCCAGCGGGGCTTTGGTAACCGGGTGGCGCAGTTCAATTTCCGCGCCGGCGTCGCATGCGGCGACTGTATCGAGGGTTGCGAGGTCGAGTGTCATGCCAGTGAGTCCTGAACGGTGATGATGGTCTGGTCATTCGCCAGTGCAGCGCCGCCGGCAGCGTTGATCTGGGCGGTGAACGGGTAGGTGCGGATGATCGCTTTCTCGCCATCGTCCGGTGCGTCCCCGGTCAGCTTCACGGCGGACATGCTGAACGCGACGAAGTCCGAGGCGTTCGTGGTGTCGGCCGCCATGATGGCGACGATGGATGTGAGAGTTTCGGCTTGGTACAGAGTCGAGAGGGTCGTGCTGTCGAACAGTGCCGTAAATTGGCCGCTGACCTTGATCCGGCCACGGCTCATGTCCGGGGGGTAGTTCGAGCCCACAATCGGGCCTTCGGCAGACAGCCCGCCGTCAATGCTGAAACTCAGGCCGGTCACGGTCAGGATTTCCGACCCATTGACTGCGAGGATACCCCGTACGCTTGTTAGAACAGGCACTACGGTGGCCGCCGTGGGGGTGGTGAGCACCTGGGCCGTCCCGAGCGTTCGCACGCCTAAGCCCTGGCCGGCGATCTTAATCGAGCAGTTGCCGCTGGCCGGCATTCCGATGTCGATCTTGCCAACTCGGATGTCGGGGAACAGTTCAGATTTGGTCAGGTCCGGATTCCATTCTTCCAGTGTGAACAGGGTGTCCGTGTGCGCGATCAGCGGGACGAGGGCTTTCTTGCCAATCACCGTGAGGGTCGAGGCGGCAATCGGACCCTCGGCGATCAGGACGGAGTTGTTCAGCGTCAGCACGTTAAGCACGGTCGCAGAGACGCCGTAGACAAAGCAGTTGTTGTCCCGGTTCACGGCGTTGACGTATGTGCCGGCGGTGATGCGCACCACGTCGCCAATCTTGATTCCGTCGGTCAGGAAAGAGCCTGAGGCGCGGGTTATGGTGTGAGTCGGCGCGGTCCCCGCAATGGTGAACGATGCCCCTGTGATGGCCGTAGTGGCTGTGAAAATCTTGCGGATCAGCGCCTGCATGAGCGTCGAGTACGTTCCAGGCGACAGCAGTCCGTCGAACTGCCAATCTGTCGAAGCCGACCCGAGGTTGACGCCGGCGGATTGCTGGTGCCCCACGATCTCGTTGTTTTCGTAGGTCGCGCGGACTTCCTTGGCCACCGAGGTGACGCGGCGCAGGACCTGGCCACCGGTGCCGGAAGCTGGAACGCCAAGGCCAGTTTGAGCCTTGATGACGGTGAGTTTGTTTACGCCTTGAGCTACGGTCATGATGTGCCCCTTGAATAGAATCGAATCTTCACTGGAATGACCCAGCGGTCGCCTTCAACCTGGCCCTGCCCGATCTCTGGAGTTCGTTGGATTGTAACGGTCGTTCCGCCTGATGTAAACGTCAAGCCACGGGCGAAAGTGGTGCGGATCAGGCCTGCGCGCGTGCGTGCGGTTGCGTCGCCGGCTTGCAGCGGGTAGCAGAGCGAAACCTGAAAAATCCCTTGATCGGTGTAGTTGGCACCAAACTCAGAATTGTCGGGCTCTGCGAACAGGATGAAAGCCCGCTGGTATGGCACGCTGGAAGCGGGAGGCGTAAATGCGACGTTTTCCCAAGCAGTGGCGAGCGCGGGCGACATGCCGTTTAGGGCAGTCTCAAGAGCTGCGCGGATGTTAACCTGTGACACGTTGGACAATCTGTTGGAATTCAATCGCGGTCAGGCCCACCATGCCGCTGGGGGCTTGTGTGGACCATCCGTCCTCAAGACGCTTGGCATAGGGCAGGTTGTTGTGGATGTAGTGCATGCCAGCTGCCGGGGACGTGTTCACGCCTGCCGTCAGCCGTGCCACTGAAACTGCGCCGCTCGGGTCGATGTCTGGCAGGTCGCCATTGGTGACGGCGCCGAAGCTGTACTGCCAGTTGGCGCGGAATCGCCCACCGACATAGCCCGCCGGGGGTGGGTTTTTCCATAGGTTGCCGTCGCCCACAGGGCTTTTTTCCACGATCCGCCGACCAAGCTCCATCACGATCTCACGCACCGACGCCTCCAGCGTCCTGCTGGTGCGCTGGGAGAACTTTTCCAGGTCAACGGCGAAGGTGGACATCGTACAGCACTCGCGTTCCGGCCGGGTTGATCTCGCCCATCGAGACGATCACGTACTCAATCCCGCCGACAATGAAATGGTCCTGCGGGCTGATCGCGGCGACCGGGTCCAGCAACAGCCGCTTGTCCCCTCCCTGAATCAGGGTGCCACGCTCCAGCGTCTGGCCGGCGCCGAAGTCCAGCAGCGCACCCTTGCGCGTCGTATCGGCGGTCGTTGGCGTCGTGGTGCCCGTGGCCGGGTTGTAGATGACAGCCCCGTAGCTGCGCCGGGTGACCTCCTGCCCAAACTCGGTCAGGAGGTCGAGAGCGGCTGCGGCGGTGTTGGCGTAGGGGAAGGTCATGGTTTACTTGCGATGGAACGTTGATTTCGTCAACTTCAGGGTGGTCATCGACGATGATGGTCATTGGCTACTTCTTCTTCAGATGGTTGGTGTATCGAGTTAGCGCTGCGGCATACGCGCTAGCATTGCGTTGTGGCGCAGCACCAGTTTTCATTTTGCGCATGATTCTCTGCAGCTTCTTTTGAGCATTTCCGCCGCCGCCTTTGGTATATTGATTGATGCCTGTTGGGTTGTTGTTCATGATTATGTCCTCACTAATTGAATTTGCGAGCTGCCGAGCTTGAGCAACGGGCGAAGCAGCGCGTCTATGGCTTTGTACTGTACGGTGGCGGTGCTGCCGGCTTCGTAGGTGGTGCTGATGGGGCCGACTGAGACGCTGGCCTTGCGCTGTGTCTGATCGGCCAATAGGTTGCCTGCCGCCGCGCGCAACGCCAATTCCGCGCAGGCGTTTTTTACCTCTTGCGGCACGACGTTGTTGGCGTAGTAGTTGGACAGCGCACTGTCCTTGCGCGGAACCATCTGCCGAGGCCAGTCGAGCGCCTGCGTCTCTGTCATACGCTCCCCAGCCCACCGCATCCGATAGGTCTCCGTCATGTAATCCGTGGCCCGGATGAGATGCCCATGTTTGGCTGTGTGACTGAGCGCCGTCCACGTTGTATTGCCGCGTCTTGCGTGGTACTGATCCGCCTCCTCATTGCTGCACAAGGAAACTGCCGTTGCCAGTCCTGCGCCAGTCTCAACGACGAACCATTCTTGCGGGACTGCTATCGTCGCAAGGCTGAACGCCTCGATAGATGGGCCGGTGTTGTTCGTGGCGATGACGCCAACTTTCAGCGTGTGACTCCCATCATCCGTCGTGATGACGTATGTGGAACTTGTCGCTCCGGGGATGACAGCGGAATTGTCATTGACTCGATACCACTGGAAGGCATACGAGTCAACGCCGCCCGTCCACGTCCCGGTGCTTGCCGTCAGCGTTTCACCAACATCAACCGTGCCGGTTATGGCGGGGACTGCCGTGTTGACAGGTTCAGCCATTTATTGTCTCTTCCATCTGCGCCGTCGTCAGCGCAGCCCACGCTGCGTTTCCGCGTGCTGGGTGGCAGGCGGAGATTGCGGCCGTTGACGCGTAGCTTTCCGCAGTCGTCAGGCCGGTTCCGTCTTCAACGATCAGGGCCATGACTTACGCTGCGTCGAGCAATGCGCGCAGATCCGCTTTCTTTGCGTCTCCGGGGATCGCGACTCCCTTGGCGGTGAGCGCCTCTTTCAACTCCGCAACCGTCAGACCTTCTGAATTCAGTGCCTCATCAGCGTCGAAACGCTCGTGGACAGCCGGATCGAAATCGGCCTCGTTGATGACAAAGAAACCTTGTTCGTTGTCGAACTTGACCTTGACAGTTGGACAGGAATTGCTCATGTGACCTCCAAAGAATGAAAACTGCGCAGAACAGTCTGCGCAGCTTTAGCCCATCAACCGATCAACCCAGCAGGACGGCCGAGTGCTCAGGCTTCATGTTGGCCACGCCCCAAGCGAGACCGATGAAGTACCCGCCCATGCGGAAACCAGGGTAGTACGCCAGCTCAAAGCTGAGACCCGACCGGGGATCGGTCAGCACGGTGCGGTCGCTCGCCAGGTCACCATCTTTCGGCAGCGCAGGCAGCCGAGTGGCCAGCGCCATCGAGTTGCGCGAGAACGCCATGCTGCGGACGGAGGTGCCGCCGACGGTCATCGCGACGGCAGAGGCGGGGATTGCCTGGCGCAGACCGGGCGCAGCAATCACGATGGTGCCCGGAGCAGCGACGCCGGTGACGACCATGTACTTGTTGGTGTCGCCGGCAAACGTCACAAAATCCCCGGCCAGCACCGTGCCCGAGCCCGTGATGATGGCGATTGACGTTGCGCCGACCGCGAAGCCTGCGGTCGAGGTGGTGTAGGCGGCGCCGGTGCCCTTGGTGAAGCTCGCGACCTGTGCAGACTCACGGATACCGAAGTTGTGAATGTCCAGCAGCAAGCCCTGGCGCAACATGGTGGTGTCGGCGGCTTCGTTCGCTTTGGTCAGCTGAGTCAGCGCGCGCATACGGGCGCCGGCCGTGGTGTCGATGACCACTTGCCGGTCAGAAGGCGGAGCGCCGTTGTCGTCCAGAATCTTGCGCAGCTGGGCGATGTCGGACAGGTCCGAGGCGAAAGGCGCAGTGCCGGCGGTGCCGTAGGCGCGCGAAGCGTAGATGTGCAGCGCGGCGGCATCTGCTTCGACCTCGTTCACGAGCACGCGAATGGCCTGCGCAATCTGGTCCTGCTGCACGGAGAGATAACCCGGACCGGTGTCGGCGGACTTCTGGTCCTCGCCGGACCACTCGAATGCGGCGAACTTCGACTTGGTGATCGACAGCGTGCGATTGCCGATGGTCTGTGCGGCGGGCGTGGGCACTGTCATCGCGGGCGTGATGCTCGCCGTGGTGTTTGCGGGGGCGACAAACGAGCGAATCGTCTGGTTCAACGCGGCTCGGTCTGCGGTCATGTCGCGCTGCATTGCCGGGATGAACCCGACCAACTCGCGGGAAACAACGTCCAGCGCAGCATAGGCGTCAGGCAGGAGGGAGGTGAGGGTGGTAGCCATGATGCAATGTCCTTGCGAAAAAGATGGTCAAACGATTGTTTAGTCCATCCCGGACATTGCTGTTGGGCACCCGGCCCAGTTGAACCCGACCAGCATCACGCCGGTCGGGTTTCCGCCATTATGACGCCATTCTGTGTGCGAAGCAAATTTATTTTGTCCGCGCGCTCAGTCCACGATGTTGTGGGACTTGGCGACCGAAGCCTTCTCCCGCGCCGGCAACGCCTCGAACGCCGCGCGGGTGATGGTCTTGCCGCCCGCGCCCGCGCCGCCAGACCCGCCCGCGCCGCCGCCGGAAGCGCCAGCCGGGAACCAATGCGGCGCCGCCTCCTTCATCGTCTCCAGCCATTCGGCCGGGGTGAAGGGCGTCTTGCCGTCCTTGCCCAGCACCGCGTGGCCGTCGGCGCCCAACTGCACGGCGTCGCCCTTGGAGTCCAGGGAGAACAGCGCACGGGCGCGCAGCAGCGCATCGTCCACGGCGAACGCATGGATGCCTGCTTTTGCGGCTGCGGCGCGGATGTGGTTGTCGAGAACGCGTCCTTTGAAGGTGTTGGCCACCTCAGTAGCTTCTTTTTCGCGCGCGACCGCTGCGTCAATGAGCTTTTGCTGGGCGGCGTCGCGCTTTGACATGCGTTTCGAGATCACTTCGTCAACTTTGCCCGCCGCGATCAGCGCGGCCTCTTCCTCGTTGTCGAACTTGCTGAGCAACGCACGGGTCTTTGCCGGGTCGATGCCCTCGAAATCCTTCAGCGCATCGGCCACAGCCTGCGCACTGGCGGCCTTGGCGGCCTTGACGGCGTCGCGCTCTTTGCTGAGGGCGGTCTTGAGGCCGGAAACGTCTTCGATCTCGACTTTGCTTGGGTCGAGCTTAAATTTTGTTCCGTCCTGCACATACCAGGCGCGCTGCGCTTCGGGGATGGTGTCGAGGGTGTCTGCTGCTAGGGCGATTGCCATGATTTTTGGTCCTTGCTCTTCACCGGCAATCCCTGCCGGCACGGGTTTGGCCGCGTCCTGCGACCGAAATCGTTACCCCATCATCAGGCGGTCTTGACGCCTTGCGGCGCTGATGGGTTGTCCTTCGCACCTTGTCCTGATCGCGCCGCTGGTGCAGTGGCGAGAGGTCCGCCCGGCATTTACCCGTGCCGGGTCCCGATTCAGGTTCTCGGGGTGTCTCGGGTGTGTGTTCATTTGTGCCGCGCTCGCAGCTGGTCCAGCGTCAGCGGGCGCCCTGCGCCAGAGGTCAGGTCTGTGAGCGTGATTTTACCGTCGCGCCACATCTGCGCACGCCCCGGCCCCAGCACCTCGTCCTGAAACGCCTTACCCTGCCGGTCCAGAAAATCGCTGAACGTGGTCTTGCTGCTCACCTGCCCCTCCGACGACGCGCGGGTGCCGGGGGCCAGGTCGGACAGCGCGGTCTCGGGCACCAGCACGCAGCGGTCGTTGAAGTGCAGGGGAGGATTCAGAAACGCCTCAGCGCCCGCAATCGGGGTGCCGTCCACCCGCCATTTCATCCCGTCGCGCGCGCCGCATCGGGCGCAGGTGTGCGCGTCAAGCGTGGCCATCCAGCGCAGCGCGGTGATCACGTCCGAGTTGGCCCGGAACGTGGCCAGCCGCGCGTCATTGGCCACCGTCTGTACCGACGTCTGCACCAGCGCGGCGGCGTTGCGGCGGGTGACGTCGAGTTCGGCGCGCACGCGGCGGATGATTTGTTGATTGGTCTCGGCGGCGACCAGTCCCTGGCGCACGGCGGTGGAGAATCGGAAGGCGACATCTGCTGCTTGCCGCGCCCACCACGCTTTCTGCGTAGCGCCCATGACGATGGCGTCGCCGGCCAGCGTCCGCATAGCGTCGAAGGCAGGCAATGCTGGCGCGACACCCTCACCCAGCCCAACACTCAGAGAGCGCGCTGCGCTGGTGGCGGCAACTTGGCCTAGTTCGGTGGTGGTGTCGATGGCGGTGCGGGCGATATCGTCATAATGCCGCCGGATCAGCGCGGCGATTTCAGCCATTTGCTGCGAGATGCGCGCTTGGCTCCAGTCGGTGACGCCGGCCGCAACTTGCGCGATCAGCTCCGCCTCCATCCGCTTCAGCAGCGCCACGATCCGCGCCCGTTCGTGAGCGTCAAAGCGCGCCAGGTCCAGCATCCACAGCAGGGATTTATCGGTTGAGGGCATTCACTTCTTCGCGCGCTTTTGTGGCCACGGGCGCAGCTGGATCTTCTTGACTGGCAGGTTCTCTCCGGCCGCGAAACAGTCCTTGATGAACTTGCGCTCCAAAAAGTTCGGCGCCCCAAACGTCACCACCATCTCCTCGCGTGTGTGGCGCGTCTGCGGCCTGTGACGCCAAGTGGCGCGCACCACCAGCCGGGAACCGAGGTACTTGATGGCGGTCTTGGCGTCGCTCGCCAACAGCGCACCAATAACGGCAGCGAAGGTTGTCTTTCCGATCATGAGTTTCATGGCGACAGCTCCTTTGGTTGAAATTCGATCATGCCACCCCCGCGCGCGTCTTGTAAGCGCTGGCGAGCTGCGCGTTGATGGCGTGGAAAATGGGCGCAGCCTCTGCGTACTCCATCCCCAGCAGCTCATCGCTAGTAACGCGCCGCCCGTCCAGCGTCACCGCGCGCTCCGCCAACGCGACAACAAACAGAAACCCCGTGTATTGGGAGGCGATGCAGATGTCGGCCACGGTGATCACTTCCACGCGCGCGAACGCTCCGCTGGGCAGGACGCATTCGGTTGGGGCCATTCAAGCGCCGATCATGTCGATTGGCCCAGCCGACCCGATGCGCTCCTGCTCCTGTTCGAAGGTCAGATCGCTGTTGATCACCTCGCCCTGCTTCAGATTGTCGAACAGCGTCTCCTGACTGATTGCGCCCGACTGCCATGCCGCGACGAGCGCCGCCATCGCCTGCGGAGTCATGTCCTGCGGCAAGAAGTCCCGGCTCAGCTCGTACCGCACCGGCCCGGCCGCGCCGGCCCACTCCGCCAACCACCCCAGCGCCCGCGTCAAGCCCTGCGACACCGTTTGTGCCATGCTGGCCAGTACGGCCTCTTCGCCTGCCTGGCGCCGGGCTACAGTCTCAGCGGCTTCGGCATTGCCACCGGTCTTGCCGCCCTCAAGCATCCGAGCTCCAAGAACAGCCATCTCGCGCTTCTTGTCTTCCAGGTTGGTGCGCAGCGCAGAGAACTCGCTTTCGACCTCGACGTAGTAGGCCTTGGCGTTGGGGTTGCCCAATGCGTTGGCCGTGGAGCCTCCGATGCTGATGCTGTTGTCGCTGTCCTCCATGCCAGAGACGAACATGGTGGGCAGGCCGGAGAAGAAGCACCCACGCTCGTAGCTGGTGGCTTGGCGGTAGTGGTGGAAGTTGGTGGTGACCAAGTCCATCAGCGGTGGCACGTCCACGTCCGGCCCAACGCAGTCCACGCCAATGAACACAAACGGGATGAACGTCATTGGCGCGCCGCCCATCGTCGGCATCACCGTCTCCACCAGCACCTCATCGCCCTTTTCGTCAATGCGGTACAAGCGCTGGCGATACTTGCCGTCCAGCAGGTCCAGCACCCGGTAGCGCTTCTCGCTCTTGGTGGCGAACTCGTCCTCCGTGTCCAGCGCCGCCTCCTCAATCAGCCGCACCTGCGTCAACACCGTCAAACCATTCACCCGTGCCGTGTGCCAGTTGTACACGGAGTCCGCTTCGTACACACTGATCAGCGGGCGCAACTTCATCGTCAACGCGTCCGCGCGGGTGAGACCGAGGGGTGCGGCGGGGTAGTCCACCAACAGCCCCACGCGCCCGAGCGTCAACGCCTCCTCCACCACCTCCTGCGCCAGCCCGTTCATCGTCGTGCCTGCGCCGTCCACGTCCTCCATCAGCGGCCCCAGCGCAGCGGGCGCCTCCAACGTGGGGGGCTTGCGGAACAACATCCCACGCAACCCAACGATGGTACGCCACGTGGCGTTGAACCATGGCGTCATCAGCAGCCGCGCCTTGTACGCTACGTCGTCCTCGCCCGACAGCCGGGGCAGGTACGTTTCGCGCTCGGCATGCACGGCGTGTTCGCCTTCGGCAGCAGCGGTGCACATGGCCCAAAGGGGCTTGGCGTCAACAAACGCCTTGTGCTCGGTGCGGAGCTCGCTCATAGGCCACCCCTAATTGGTATTTGTCGCGTGTCGCGACCGTAAATCGGGAATTCATAATCGATGAAGTACCGCACCGCCGTCCCGACGTGTTGGTACTCGCTGTCCTCTTCCAGAAAGGTGCTGCCTTTTTTCAGCTGTCCCGTGGCCAGCGCCTTGTGCACGTAGGGCGCAGTGTTGGGGTTCACAAACAGCGCGCGGTCCCCGGCGGCGTTGGCGATTTTG